GTTATTAAAATGATTTTTAATCTGTTGTTTAGTTAATTGTTTTTCAGCTTGCTTATCAAAATCATCAATTTTATTTAAAGCCTCATTTTCTAATGTTACAACCTCATCAAAATCATCAAATATATCAACTACCGTAGTATTCTTCAAAATTTCTAAAGCAAACTCCGGATTTGTATCAATCAACCCTTCTAAATACCCTCTAAGAATAGATTCCGGCCCCAACTTTTCTAAATTTTTTGCTTCTTTAACCCCTAAAACAATTTCACTTGCTTCACGCGCCCGTGTAGAGGTATCAATTAAATCAAAAGTCCTTTGCAATCCTCCCGCAGTATGATCCGTTTTACCAATACTATTAGCTTTTAATGCCAAAAGATTATTCGCATCAACAAGATTATCTTTCGCATTAACCGCCTCTTGATTCAATCTGAAAGTAGCAAATGCTTTCTTTTCTCTACCAATAGAGGCTTGCCCCGCAACAGAAAATAAACGATTCGCTTTAGAATTTTCACTTACTGCCAATGATGAATTAAATAATTCTAAAGCCCGATTTCCAAATTCAACTTGTCCTTCTTTTGGAGTATCTTTAAATTCAACTTTTGTTTCCTCTCTTACTTGCTCCAAACCAATATCAAATTCAATCGCCCTTTTATTTGCTTCGGCCGCCGCCAACGCATCATCACGCACAGTAGCAACTTTAAAACTTTGAGTAGCAAGTTGCCCGGCTAAAGCAGAAATTTCTCCCGCAACCTTACCCGCAGATCGATCTATCCCCGGCGTTCCTACTACCGCAGAAGCTAATTTTTGTTGTTGAAATTCTGGTACTCTTGCCATAATTTATTCCTACGTTGTTTCAGTTGTAGCCGGTTTTCCGGATCCTAATGCAGCCGAAGCAAAAGCCCCAGCAGCACCAATCTTAGCCGCGCCAAAAAACCCACCAATCAAAGCAGCGCGCCCCGCTGATCGTGTTATTGCTGCTTGTTGAAACGATAGTCTTGCCTGTGCTGTACCACGACGCGCTATTGCATTAACCTCGGCTTGACTTTCCCTTATTGTTTCTTCAAGAACTAATAAAGGAGAACCCGCTAAAGATATACCATTTTTTAAAAAAGCTAATTTTTGTTTTTTACGAAACTTACGTCTATCATTCGCAACTCGTTGTGCTTCGGCTTGTGCTTCCTCTGCCTGTAATCTACCTTGTTGTTCTTGTAAATCAGCTTCGGCATTTGCCGCTTGTCTTTCTTGAAACCCTTGAACAATACTACCCGCGGCCGAAACAACTGTAAACGCAATGGCTAATGTTATAGGATCAAGGCCCATCAGAACCTCCTCGCCCAATATCTACGATGTTTGCCTTTCCCAACATAGTCCATTGCCAACCCTTCTGTTTCAAATCCTAATGCTTGTAAAAATCGACTATGTTTTTCATCATCAATAGCTATCGTTTGAACTCTGTGTAATTTATGATCTTCCACTATTCCCTCAATGTATCTTTTTAAGGTTCTCATTAAAAGTAGTGGTTTAACTCCCACATACTTTGTTGGAATCAACCAAACCTCGGCAACTCCTGTCCATAATGAAATAAATCCAGTAAAACCAATTATCCGGCCATCCCATAACAACGTCATACATACCCCCAGCGACGCCATTGCTGCGATCTTATCAAAAGTACCTTGATCATAACCAACCCCTTGAAATTCTTCAACATTGAGGTCTGCTACATCAAAATGCCTTTCGTGAAACACTACACGATCTAATTCTACTGCCATAATTATTCATTACTGGTCGTTACAAAAGGCATTAATAATTGTACGACACAAGGTAACGGCTGCAACTGTTGAATATAAACATGTTTTCCGTCCTCCCAATTATCTGAAAGATTCAAAGGTTTATCCCCTGTAAATAAAGGAGGCGGCCTATTTGTAAAATCTGCTGAACTTCTAAATTCAATATTTTCCAATTCATAAAGATTTGTTCCAAAACTCGCACCTAATGTTTGGAAGAAACGAATATTAATTTGATCAATATTCATTGGTTTACTTTGAGCCGGGCCTATTGTCGCTGCCGCTTCAATACTCATCGTTTTTATAAAACCAATATATTTCAATCCAACATGAATTTTACTTGCTTGATAATCTAATGAAATCGCGCCATTCGTTACTACTTCATCCGGGTGAACACTTCCATCCGTTACAACCCCAACTGTTTCCCCTTCTAAATGATCCAATCCTGAAATATCATCCGTTGTTAAATACCAAAATCCAGCCGGAATTACATTCGTATTATCAAAATCAACTACAATCGTACACACAACCTCTGTCGTTGAATTAACTGCGGTAATTGTTGCACGTCCTGTTCCAACACCATTAATCGCTTTCTTCCAAATTTCTCGACCAATATCCTCAATAAGAGTAAAAACAGGCGCACTCGCAGTAAAAATAATACCGGTGCCTGACACGGCAGCAAGTGTCATAGTGGCACCGGCCGCGCTCCCGGGCGCTAAACCATCAAAAGTTAATGCACTATCTAAATGCACATATTCTTTTTGCTGCTCAAACATATCATTACGAAATGTTATATCATCTGTCAACTTATTAGCACGACCAGTAAAGAAATCATCTATTTCAGGAATCACAGGCTCATCTTCATAAAATTCAACATATCGTCGAATAACACTATTAATTGTACGTTCCGCTACATACCATAATTGATCAAAATTATCTTCCTGAAACATAATAGCAACAGATAAATACAAAGCATCCGTTCCGCCTGTTTGTGCGCGATACCATCCAGAAACATCCTCTCTGGATTTAAAAGTTAATCCTAATAATTCACCATCTTCTTTAACCGCCCAAAATATATCAGGACGACCAGTTTGAAATACAATCTGTTTAATATTTCCTTCTGTAATATGATCCGCAACTAAATTACGATCAACAGAAATAAACGATTCATTCAACGTATCAAACTCAAAACTACGCATTGTTCGTTTACCGCGTTGCGTATAAATCAAAATATTTTCATGGAATACAGGCTCAATATCAGCCGCTCCGACAAAATCAACGGGCCTGACGTTAATGTTTGTCGGAGTGATCGCTTCATCCGCAGTAGCGCCGGTCGCTTTGAAAGTGCTACCAAAAGTCCCTATGGCCAGTAGCCTATCCGTCGGTGCTAACCAAAAAATAACATTACCTTCTTTAGATGCGATTGTATTTTTAATAGAACTATCCGCATCTGTCCCGGTAGTAAAATCATCATATCGAACTGCCCCAAGTGTATCAGGTGATCGACTTGCCCAAAATGTATCAGGTTGAATATCATTACGTCCATAAAATAATCGACCTTCAAAGAACGCACTTGAGCCGGGTAATAATCTTCGATCCGTAGCGTACCCCGCAGACGCATACGCGGTAAATCCTGTTGTATCAACATTCACACCATCAATATCTTGCAATTCAAAAGTACCGGCCGTAACATTCGCAACTGTAAAAATTCCTCCATTTACTTCTGTCATACCCACAACAGTTTCAATTACAACTTGATCACCATTACTACGCCCATGCGCTGCGGCTGAAACCACACCGGGATTAGCTTGAGTAATCGCTGTAATCGTTTTCTGATCAGTAAATGGATCCGCCGTTCGGACAAATATACTAAGCGTCCAATCAATGTTACTGGTACGCGTTAATTTTCTCGGTTCATAAAAAGGTTGAGTGATATAATTAATATCCGCATTTTGAGAAAATTTTAAGTTAAACAAATGACGTTCTAAATAAGGAGAAGGTACCTCCAATATTTTTTGAGAAACACCACCAGACGTATACGCAGTAAATAATGTCGAATCAATATCAACCCCATCTTGATCCTGTATTTCAAAATCGTTGGCCCCGGTAACATTAATAATAAAACTTTTAGCATTAACTTCGGTCATACCTAAAACACCAAAAATAAAAACTTCATCATCGGTGCTATATCCGTGGCTGGGCGCTGTAACTACGGCCGGATCTGCTTGAGTAATATTTGTAATCGTTATATCACCCAAAACAATAATTGCTTCATCTTTAAAAATGCGTATAAATTTATCAGTAAATTCTAAAACATAGGCTTGTTCATCATTAAACTGAAATTCTTCTAATCGAGCAATTTTATTACGTCTTGTCGTTTGAACAAAACGCCCACCCGTTCTAAATTTTGTCGGGCCTTGCGTTTCCGCAATAAAGTTGAGCATCTTCTCTGTACCACTCGTATAAATAGGAAGATCCCAACGTCCCCGTAACTTAGGTGATAACTCACCACCAGCAAAATTCTGTTGTGATACATTCGCTCTTGCCATTAAAATACCGTATTTGGCCCAGCAACCGTGCCTCGATTAGAACGTCTTGCTCGGCGGAACTTACTGTTTTGAATCCGTATGGGCGGGCGTTGTTGGCCATCGATCGCATACGCTCTTGTGTTAAACTCATCATAAAGTTTTTTAATTTGTGCTACCCTGTTCCCTAATCCGGTAAACGCATACGCCATACGAATTGCTAATTCAAATGCGAATACATCAATAAATAAAGGAGAAAATTGATTAACATTTACAAGATCAAAAATATAACGCATATTTTGAGTACCCGAAGTATCAACCGTAAATTCCGCCCCTGTTAAAAGTTTTCCATCTTCAACTTGATATAATTCTGTTGGAGTAATTTGTAGGATAGCATCATCGCCGAGAGTTAACAGGCGAATAAAATCTGGTGGAAGTTGATACTCAAAAGAATAACCAAAAACGGGTGTAGACGCGAGAGGAGTTAATTGTAATCGTTTAGTTGCAAAATTCCAAGGATGGCTTTCTAAAGTAACACGCCTTACTTGGTCATAATGGCGGGCGCAAATAACAGCAGCTTGAGAAATATTTGCCCCTGTAAGCGCCGTTATCTGTTTTTGTTTAAGATGATCGAGAGCAAAATTACAAATCTCAACATCAGAGGTTGGCGCTGGCATAATTTCCTCCTAATAGATAAAAAGCGACGCATCTGGTTTCCCAAACGCGCCGCTCGGTTTTTCGTTACAATTAATTAGCCTTGAGCAAAAGTAATAATACCACTTATGGTACCCGCAGCCGCGCCTACCGTATTAGCGGTAAGAGCAATGTCATACCCCGCAAATTTGGTATTAACATTTTGGCCACCATGCTCATACAACCTTCGCTGGATGTTGACAATATCAAGGTTTTCCAACCCATTTTTAGGAGCCGTAATAACAGCGGCCGCTGACATATCAAGCGCAGAAGCAAATACGTCAATGGCAATTACAGTCCCCCCAACACCGTCCTGAATAGTTTCGTAAAGTCCTAAATCATAATCCGAACCACCGGTGATTGCATCATTAAAAATCTTAATGTCAATCGGGATTAGAACAGGATTTAAACTTCGCGCAATTCTAAATATTGATCCATCATCGTCCGCTACAGCGACTTCAAAATTAAAGACCAATACTTGAGATTCCGCCCCACCAACAAAAGCGGCGTTTCCCAGCTTTCCAGCGATTAAGTCTGCGTCTACATATCTGTTTTCTACTGACATTGGATTATCTCCTCGTTAAAAGATTGAAAGTTAAAATTAGTCGGTTGTATTCACTTGTTGCACAAGAACACCTTCTGTTCTTACTGCACCCAAGATACCGGTGATTTGAACTTGCTTTGTATCAATAAAGTCGGGACGATCTTGAATCTTAATCGTCATTTCTTTAGAAATACCGTAGCAAAGCCCGCGTCCGGCAAAAGCTATGTTCTCACGAACACCGCCTCCCGTTACATTTAAAATTGGGGCTGGGGCATTGCCCGCGAACACAACAATTTCAATCCCAACGGCTCTTACAATTTCTCCACGATCAACCACAAATGCACGACTGAAATCCCCGGAGGTCAATTCAGTTTCTTGCATTAACGCGGTATGTTCGTCCCCTGAAATTGCCAATACCATTGTTTCATTAATATCCGTCCCAACGTCATTGTCAATCCAGTTTTGTTTGATCTCAAGAATTTTCACATAAGTCAAACCCGCCGTCGCATCAACCGTTACCACACCATCAGCAACAGCCGTTACAGTTGTTGCAAAATCCCGGCCAGTTTCAACATCAGCGAAAGCAGCCTCCGATCCAACACGGTCAAATACACGTTCCATCGCACGAATACACGCTTCCGCATATTCACTTTCAGGATCAATCAAAAGCGCCCGAACATCAGAATCATCGATCGGTAGCGTAACTACGAATCGGCGTCTTTTGATCTTACGTCTATTATGGTCAATTTCATTGAAAACGGTAGGTTGAACACGGCCTTGTACTTCTTGCGCCTCAATGGAACCTAATCCATCATAAGCGTAAACATCGCCGGTCATTTGTTTGATTCTTACGAAAGGTCTAAAACGTGCGCGAATTTGCTGCGCTTTTACATGCAGAAGGTCTGCAAACTGGATAATTAAATTATTGTCTATTTGTTGCTGTGGCATCGGATTATCCTCCTGATAAAGTTACCTAAAATTAAAATTTTTTAATTTCGGTAACGATACCCGACTTCGAGGACGGACGTTGCCTACGGTTTAACCGCTAACAGACGGACTCTATTTCAAGATACCCGCCGTTAATTACTTATATTTTAAAACTAACACAATATAAAACTTATTGCAAGAAAAAAATTAATTATTTTCGTGATTCGATTCTATTGATACGATCGTAAATTCCATCTACTTCTGTTTTAATAGCAGCATGATCTTTATGCGATTTACTGGTATATTCAGGTTTTGCCATAAGCAACCGGGCTTGTTGTCTTAATTCATCAACAGTTGCCCCCACTCCCCCTAAATCTTCCCCTTCACGCGGTAAAGCATCTTCACTAATATATTTCTCTCTTACACCGTCGAGAACAGAAGCTAAAACAATCAAAGCCTCATTAGACAACCCCGCAGCTTTATCTTTTAATTCAGGCGACAAATTTTCTTCAATTAATAATTTACCATTTTTTAAAACAACATCAGATCGGTCTTTAAATAGATCAGTTGCCAATTTATCAAACGCATCATCATCCATAGCGGGATCTGGTTTAGCATCCGCCATCATTTTAATCATGTGTTCTTCATACCCACCTTGAACTATTTTTACTTGTTCACTTGTTAAATGAGCCTTATGAAATAATTCTTTTGCAAACGTAGTCAATTCTTCATTACGTTGTACCCCTTCCGGCAATTTTACATCAGCAAATTCATATTCCGCTGCCTTTTCAGGCTTTCCCATAGTTTTATAGAAAGTATGCTTTTCT